TTCAAACTGGTGAGTGTGCGTATTGGCACGCTTGAATTCAGGTGTACGCATGAAACTTGTTCCAGTCTCATAATACTTCAACTTGTGTTTCAATATACTTGATTGAGAATACTTGATCTCTTTACGGGTCAACAAAGGGATCAATTCACGATTCTCGTCCAATGTAAAGTGAATCTTTATACGCTTATACATACCAAAATCAGCGTGTGAATCGTAGGTCATGTCTGTTTCCTATGTCGGTTGATGAACGGGTGCGTCGCATGTTAATGGTCATGCGAGTTATTGCTATTTTAACAAGGTTTAATAGGGGATGCAAGTTGTTGACCATTTGCTCGGTTAGTGTGCTGCTCTGCTGCCGATGTGCTATATGGTGGGTTATGTTTAGTGAATACACTACTCTGCTTGTAAGTTTAACTTACATTATTGCGCCAGCCAATATGCTGTTTGCAAAAAGCTGGCATATATTAAGAGGCTAAAACACTAAAGTTGGGTCTAAGTGTTTGTTTTTACTGGAAGGTTCTTTAAAGATGGAAGTAAGCATTTTGCCTATTTTTTAGGCACTGTGTTGCATTTTGCAACAGTACGGTTTTTGCTTAAAAAATAGGCAGTTTTGGAGTGATGACGAGAGGTTGATGTTTGTTGCAAGTTTAGTGAATCTAGAGAGCGTGTGAGTGGAAATATATTATATTTTTCTTGGCAGGTTGAGACGATATGGGAGAGTGAGGGATAGAGAATTGAGCAATGGAGTAGATTATACAGATCTATTGATCGTTGTTTGGCAAATGATTATACTAATCTCAACCTGAAAAAAAAGTGGAGCCGATCATACGAGCTGTCGAATGTTATACAAATCACCGATTATACAGATTCTATTTCATTATGAATTTGATCTTAAGAGTTGTGAAGATCAGAGAGCGATTTAGAAATGATTTTCTTTGATCTTGCGATCCACCGATTGAGACGACATTGGTGAGCGTGAAGGACAATCACCTGATCTATTGAACACCCGATTATACAGAATTGATTATACAGAGATCATCAGATCACCAGATCGTTAGATCTGGTGACTGCTTAAATAATAGGCAACCTCCAGCTACCATGTTGCTATGCTCTTGGCAATGGTAAATTTGTACTAGGCGGCCGGCTAGCATGTTGTTATGCTCTTGGCAAGCTTTTTATTTGCATATGGGTATTTACAAGTGACCGCGCAACATGGTGCAATGTGTTTGCCGTTATGTAACGGCTTACTTTATAGGGTAACAACATGGCACGTACCAACAAGCAAGTTAAAGTAGTAAGCACCGATAACACTAGCGCACCCGTGGTAAACACTAACGCGCCGTTAGGCCTGCAAACTAATAGCGGTTTAACAGTGCCATTTACTGCACCCGCAAATGGTATGGCAGCAATGGCAAACACGTTAGTTAATACACCGCCGGCAATAGTAAATGCAAACAAGCCCATACCGCACAGCGTTACAGTGTTGCAAAATTTGCAGGCCGGTAAACTTGCACCAGCCGCAAGTTTGGGCAAGTGGGCAGCGCACGCTAACAGCACCTTTTGCCTAACTAAACAAGGCGCCGCAAGCCCGCAGCTTGCGGCACGTTTAAACAGCAACGCCAAAAACGGCCCATGCCCGTTTTTGCAGGCACTATATGCTGGGGCGCAAAGGGGCCAAACACTTGCCCAAGCTTGGGCGCAATGTGCCAGCATTGCGGGGCATGGGCAGCAAGGTCGCGGCATGGGCGGGTATACTGCCGCTAGTGCATTAACCTACTACCTTGGCGGTAAGTGGTTTACCTTGCAAGGCTAAACGCCTAACTTACAAGCCCGCGCAAGCGGGCTTTTTGTTGCAGGTATATAACTAAATGCGTAGGTATATAGTTATGCAACTATGTTGCACGCCAGCCAACCAGCCAGCCAGCCAGCCAGCCAACCAGCCAACCAACCAACCAACCAGCCAGCCAGCCAGCCAGCCAGCCAGCCAGCCAGCCAGCCAACCAGCCAACCAACCAACCAGCCAACCAACCAGCCAGCCAGCCAGCCAGCCAGCCAGCCAGCCAGCCAGCCAGCCAGCCAGCCAGCCAGCCAGCCAGCCAGCCAGCCAGCCAGCCATGCACGCAAATAGGTTAGGGTATAGTAGGTAGCCTAGCGCATATTGCGTGCAAGCAAGGCATGTTATAGCGCGCCCTAGCCCTATGTTGCACAATGCAACACCTGTGCATGGTACATGTGTACTAGTGGGTATGTGCTGGCATGCCCTATGCTATTAGCAAGCGGCGTGCCAATGGTACAAACGTACTAGTGAGGGCGACCAAGCAAGTAACGTGCCAGCCGACAGGTAAACGGCGAGGGGCATGGAACCTAGAATAAACGGCGATGGGTCCCATGGTATACCTCCCTTACTCCCAGGCTGTCGAGCTTTATTAATTAGGACAGGCTGTCGAGCTTTATAGAACCGCGATGTCACACGGTTCTCAATATGAGACGACAAAAAATTTTAAAATTTCAAAAATTATGGTACAATTCGATAAAGAAGATTGGTTAATCTTCGTAAGACAAAGGATAGATAACATGGCACGCCCTCGCAAACGCAAGCAAGACGACGAAAAAGAACCGTTCAGCCTCGGTGAAGACTTTGTTCCTGAGGTAGTCAAACCATTTGTTCCTAAGCGTTACAACGCCGAAGGCGAACTATTGACTGATGTGGTTGGAGGTGAGAACGGTCCTGCAGGCCTTGGCCGAGATCCTTTGGTTGCACAATATCTCCTGCCCGAATGGTCAAAGAACATAAGCGACGCATTGATTAATCAGGCGAACATCAAGGGTAGTCCTGGATTTGACCCTGGATTTGAGCAAGCGAAGCAGGTAGAGCAAATGACCGCATTGGGCCTCAGTGTCCAAGACATTGCTGCGACCTTGAGAATTGAACCCAAGCTCTTAGAGAAGTATTATAAATACGAGATTGAGACAAGCGCACAACGCATCAATCAAGCCGTAGCAAAAGTCGCCCTCCAGAGTGCCCTCGGAGGCGACACGGACATGGTGCGCTTTTGGTTGAAGACAAGAGCAGGTTGGAAGGAAACAAAAGTTACAGAAGTTACGGGCGCAAACGGAGGCCCTATCCAATTTTCTGAAGTCAAGCAAAACTTTCTCAGTGCCATTGAAGCAGAAATCACCGACATCGATTACGAGGATTCAAAATGACGATAGACCTAAATTTGAGTTATACTACTCGACAATAAACTTCAAAGGTTATCTATCATGACTGAACAAGAACTATTAGATTTGATCAAACGCAACGGTGGTAATTCATCTCCTTCTCTGACAGAAGTCCCTAGACCGTTGTATCAAAGAGTTCTTGAACGAGTGGCCCCGGTACAAAGATCGATAGCCGATAGATTAGTTGATGCAGGTGGAAAAATGGGTTCCCCTGCCGACATTATCCCATTTATTCCGTATTTTTTGACAGGTGGGCATGAAACCGCTGACGCAATGGATCGATTGGCTCAAGAAGGTTTTGACCGTCCGAATCGCACGGATCCGACTGGAAAAGCGTTTACCAGCGGTAAGGTTCGCGCTGCGATGGATGCGCTGACGGCGAGTCAAGTCGGAGCGTATTACGCTCCAGTTCAATTAGGAACAAAATTAGCAAAGCGCGGCGGTGAATCAATTCTGAATCAGTTATCAAAAGGTATGACATCACCTTCACGAAGAAATTTTGTTAAACAGGGTGCGGCGATCGGAGGAGCGATGGCATTGGCCTCACAAATTCCCCGTTTGGGAAAACTCGCTGCAAAGGCTCTTGATGAACCGTTACTCGGTAAATCGCTAGTAGACGAAGTCGCTTCGATTGCTCCGACAGTGGCAAAACAAGGATTCTCTTTGGCAGACAAACTCGGAGTTATTAGAAACTTTACAGATTCGAATTATTTCCCGTATTTGAATCGTGAGATATTTGATCAAATCTCTGATCCAACTGATGTTGCTAAATTGATAGATGAAGAAGATATCAGTTATGACGCTATGAATCGCCTTGATCAATTGATAAGAACCAAACCCGATAATTTTTGGTTAGCGACTAGAGAACTTCAAGATAATATTGCAAACACTTCGATAAAAGATATGATTAGGGCAGATTTCGGAGATGACGCAATTTCCACTCTTTATAAAAACGCAAATGATCCTAGGGAAGTAGATGAATTTTTAGATACTAAGATGTCAGACTACATTAAGAGTAATCTTGATAATTGGGCAATGGGGCCGACAAGTACTCCTAATGTCGCTGGCCCAGTCGGTTCGGTAAAAACTCCTAATTTTGGCCCTTGGAAAGATCAACCAGATGATTTGAAATCTATTTTACAAGATGTAGAAGCAGGTTCTTATGATCCTTCAATGAAATGGTTGAGAACAAAACGTAGTGACCCTATTTATGAAGATGCGATAAACGAAATTTTCGCAGGAAAGTTGGGTGAACTGTGACCGAGAAATACATACTTAAGTCGACTGACAAGCCTTCAATCGAATACCTTAGTGCAAGGGAAAAGTTTGATATGCTTCCTGCTAAAAAACGCGCAGAGATGATTCGTGCGATGTCAGACGAAGACGCTGCGAAGTTGCAATTCGATTGGGAGTTCCTCGGTCGTCCAAAACAATTGGCTCCCGATCATAAGAAATCGAAAGCGACTTCTTATTGTATGTGTGCGTATCTGCGTGCTCAAAGTCAGACAGACAAAAAATTAAAAATCGAGAATTTTCCTAGTTGCCACCAACAGGAAGCGATGTCAACCGAAGGTGAAAAGACAAACGTTATAATCACATACGAACCTCCAGATGAAGACGGATGGAAACCGATCCAACATCTTACGCCAAACGTATGGATCAAGGAAGTACCAAATCCTAACGATGATGTTTGCGAGTTCCGCAAACAATGGGCAACATGGATCCTACTAGCTGGTCGTGGATTCGGCAAGACGAGAGTCGGAGCTGAACTCGCACGAGAGATGGTTGAAACAGGACAGGCCCGTCGTATCGCAGTCATCTCACCAACGGCCAGTGATGCTCGCGACGTTGCGGTAGAAGGTCAATCCGGTCTGGTCAACGTTTGCCCTCCATGGGCGCGTCCATTATACGAGTCAACGAAACGTCGGGTCACGTGGCCCAATGGAGCGCAAGCCTCCCTCTTCTCAGCAGAAGAACCTGAACGTCTCCGTGGTCCTCAATTTGATTTCGCATGGGTTGACGAGATTGCTGGTTACGATATCAATACGCAGCAGATGACATTTGATATGTTGCAATTCTGTTTGCGCCTTGGAACAAACCCTCGATGCGTCGTAACGACGACTCCGAAACCCACTCCGTTGATCCAGCAGTTGGTCAAGCTCGCAAGGCATCCGATCAATAAGATCGTAATGACGACAGGGAGCACTTACGAGAACAAGACGAATCTTGCTGCACCATTCATGCGGCAGATTACGCAATATGAAGGAACAAATCTAGGTCGTCAGGAGATCTACGCAGAGCTGATCGACATCGAAGAATCAGGAATATTGAAACGGAGCTGGTTTAAGCAATGGTCCGCCAAGAAAGCAATGCCGGTCTTTGAATATGTCATCCAGTCATACGACACCGCATTTACAGAGAAAACAGAAAACGATCCCACAGGGTGCGTTGTTTTTGGCGTATTTCGTCCAGGTCCAGACGAACCTCATTGCGTGATGATTCTAGATTGTTGGACTGAACATTTGAAATATCCAGAACTCCGTATTCGCGCTGTAGAGGATTACAAGGCAACCTATGGTGATCAAGAAGCACCCGTTGATCTTCTTTTGATTGAAGATAAAGGTTCAGGCATCCCTTTGATTCAAGATTTACAACGGGCTGGATTGCCGATAAGGAAGTATAATCCAGGTAGGCCTGATAAATCGATGCGTCTACATGCAGTCAGCCATTTGGTCCTAAACGGACGTGTTTATATTCCAGAATCCAAGCAAGTTCCAGGGGAGTTTGTGACATGGGCTGAGGATTATTTACGAGAGGTTTGCTCGTTCCCAAATAGCGCACACGATGAATATGTTGACTGTACCACACAGGCGTTGAGCGTCTTCCGTGATCAAGAATGGATTTATATTGATCCAGAACCTAAAAAAGAAGAATACGAAGATGAAGAAGAATGGGGAACTGAAAAGGTAAACCCTTACGCAGTTTAAATAGGTGAGCTATACTGCGCTCAAACATTTCGGCGCAGGCGATCATGCAGACTATTGACGAATTCTTGAACGGTTTAAAAGAACGTGAAAATTCTGTTAAAGCACCTTCACGCAATGCTTTGATCGCACCACAAGCAGATCTTGCAAAGAAGATTAAAGCACTTCTGAATCGTTACGAAACGAAGAAACTTGCCGCAGATAAGTATCCCGATTCTCCGTGGAATCGTTACGGCGCAGGGCACGAAATCGGCTCACTTCTCTTCGGTGAATCACCCGAACTTCTTGACGATATGTCGTACGGTCTCAATCCGTTGACAAAAGGGCACACTGGTCGTATCCCGATTCCTGATAAACGCCTGCTCGACATGCCGATTCCAACTCCTGCAGAAGGAGCACTCGGCGTCATCAAGAACAAAGGTGGAAACTGGCTGACAGGGTCGGTTGAAAACGCTGTGAAGGGGTTGAAAAAGACATACGGAACGACAGGAAAACCTGTTGAAGAAATATTACAACAGTTGAACGCCAAATACACTCCTGAAGAATTAGCTAGATTAGAAACAAGTAACCCTGATCTCTATAATAAACTTGTTTCTAATCTAGCAGGTCACCGCGCTAGATTAGAACCACAAGCAGCAACGAACCAATGGATCGACGGCCCGCTCGTAAACTACATCAAGAACTCAATGGCAACTCCGGAAGATCCGATTCGCCTGCGTGCAGATCGCCTTGCTCAAAAAGCAGAAGATCGATATTACGCAGCAAAAGAAAAAGCATTTAACAAGTATCCAAACGACGAAGATCTAGTTAAACGTACAAATGATATCACTCGCGCTCGTGAACGTTACGAAGATGAAATGTCGGGCATTTTACATTATGAACCTGATCAACTTGACAATCGGATAACAAATTTTGTAAATCGAAGAGAACTCGGCTTCCCTGAAGAGGGGTTTGCGTCTACGAAATTGGGTAGACAGTGGGAGAAAGAATCGGACTGGCTTGCGACACCTGAGAAAGCTGATGAATATTTACATGAATTCACAGGAAACCCTTCAGTAATAGACCAAAAACTTCTATCTGAAAACCCTTGGTTAACAACTATTCCTCCAGAAAGCTCTGTTCATTCTCTTGACACTGCCGCACCAAGGTATCTCGGACTAGACCATCTCACCGACGAAATCGGCAACGCGCTCAGCCCGACATCCGACCTTCCTGCCAATCTTCGTCTTACTCCTGAAGACCTCGCAAATCCGCGCAGGAATTCTATGGAATCAATGGTTGATCTCGTTGCTAGGGTCAATCAACATCGCCGCCGCATG